ATATTCTCGTTTATGGGGACATTTTGGAAAAAGTCTAAAAAAAAAAACAAAAAAAATATCTAAAATCAAAGTTATTAAGAAAAGGAAATGGTAAATATATATAAAGATAATTGTTAATCATTATATATATATGAGTGATACAATCGCAGACCGCATTAAAAAACGAGTAAAAGAAGAAGCTCGACATGGTAGAGTTGGTGGAACAGAACATAAAAAACTTGTTGCTAAAAGGAAAAAAGAGGTTGAAGCAAGAAAAAAAAATAAAAATAGGAAGGTGGAATGCTGACGTCCAAAGAAAAAAGAATAAATGCAAAGTTTTATTTTTCACAAATATGACGAAATCATTCTTAAATTATGAATGATAGCTGATTGTGAAAAGTCAATTCTCAAAAGTTTAAACTGTTGGTATAAATTCCCATTCTAATTCACCGCATATTTTTTTCCATATTTCATCTTGTTCGATTCTTTTTAAAGGGTCTTTCAACATAGGAAAATAAGGTAAAAATGTTTTTTCATTCAATAATTCACACATTTTATAAAGAACATAATAATAATTTAAGAAGTTAACTCTGTCATTCGGGCAATGCTTTGAATAAGGTTTTTGAATTTCCAAAAATAAATTACACAAAATATCTTCTAATTCTGGTTTCATAACAGGCGGTTTTATTCCTAATTTATCTTTAATAAATGGTATATGCTCATAAAATTTATTATAACCCAGTTTTTTCAATATATCTTTAGCTTTTTTATTATTCATTTTTTTAATATCAATTCTTTCTTTTTTTATTTGATTTATAATATCTATTAATACTTGTTCTGGGATTTGTGTTGTTTCTTTAGCTTGAAATTGAGCCAAAATTTCTCTAAAATGATTTATCCTTTTGTATGCATAGAAACAAACTTCCTTGGGTGGTTCTTTATATGATGGTTTTTCATGTTCTATTAAGTATTTTACTTGTAAGCTGCATAATTTGCATACAAGAATACCTTTATTATCAATTGGTATTAATTCACCGGAACATTTTTTACAAACATCATATTTTTGTTTATAATTATCAATATTAAAAAAGGTGGAATCAACGTTTTTTAGGTAAGAGTTTAAATTTTTATTTGCTTCTTCATTTTTTTCTTTGGTATTATTATCATAATTTTTATTAAAAAAATTATGTAATATTTTTTTTTTATCGCAGCCACCCTGTGATAATTTTTTTTTTGATTCGAAGTAATTAAAAATAAATTTTGAATTATTTAATAAATAATTTTGTTCTTCTTTTTCTTTTAATTTTCTTTCTTTTTTTAGTTCTTTTATTTCAGTTTTTATTTGTAATTTTCTTTCAAAACTATCAGTTGAAAAAAATTCTTCTTTTAGTGATTCTATTTGTTTATTATAATTAGGTATAATCGTATTTTTTATATTTTCAAATTCGAACATTTTTTCTTTATGAGTGTTATCCAAAGTTACCTTTTTTTTATTAAATTTTATCTTTTTTGCTGTTTTTGGTTTAAAATTAGGCATATCTAATATATAAAATAGCAAATATTTTATATATATATTTTTTTTTAAATTATAATTTTATATTTTTTAAATTATAATTTTATATTTTTTAAATTATAATTTTATATTTTTTTTGTATGCAAAAATTAATATGGATATTGATTTTGATGATATTATAAATTTTGATGAAATGGATATTATTAAAAAAACAAAAGTTGTTTTTATATTTAATGCTTTAGAAAAAGGCTGGACTATCAAAAAAAAAGGCGAAAGATTTTTATTTTCAAAAAACCATGAAGGAAAAAAAGAAGTTTTTTCCGATGAATATTTGAAACGATTTATCAAAACAAATTTATTTAATAATTAAAAATTATGCTGTAAAATTTAAATTAATTAATGTTAATTTTTAAATTTTTTTTTCTTTAGGAATATTATAATAATATGGGAGGAGGTCTTATGCAACTTGTCGCTTACGGTGCCCAGGATGTCTATCTTACGGGTAACCCTCAAATCACTTTCTGGAAGGTAACTTACAGACGTCACACGAACTTTGCTATGGAATCTATTGAACAAACTTTTAACGGACAGGCTGACTTCGGTCGCAGAGTCCAGTGCACTGTTTCGAGAAACGGTGATTTGGCCTACAGAACCTATCTTCAGGTCACTCTCCCAGAGATTAACCAGAGTGATGGTGCTGGTGATGTCTATGCCCGTTGGTTAGACAACCCCGGACACCAGCTTATCTCGCAGGTCGAGGTCGAGATTGGTGGTCAGCGCATTGACAAACAGTACGGTGACTGGATGCACATTTGGAATCAGCTTACCCTCACCTCCGAACAGGAGGATGGTTTCCACAAAATGATTGGTAACACCACTCAACTTACCTACTTGACTGACCCCAAGTTTGCTAAAGTCGCGACCGCTTGCTCGTCGGATGATGTCCCTAACGCCACCTGCGCCCCTCGCCAAGCGCTCCCAGAGACGACTCTTTACGTCCCTCTCGAGTTCTGGTTCTGCAGAAACCCAGGTCTTGCTCTTCCTTTGATTGCCCTTCAATACCACGAAGTCAAAATCAACATTGAGCTTCGTCCTATGGATGAATGCCTTTGGGCTGTCAGTGAAATCAGTGCCAGTGGCTCTGATAACAGAAAAGAAACAAAAGCATACAGTAAATCTCTTGTTGCCGCTTCTTTATACGTCGACTACGTTTTCCTCGATACGGATGAGCGCAGACGCATGGCACAGAACCCACACGAATACCTCATTGAGCAGCTTCAATTCACTGGTGATGAATCCATTGGGTCTTCCAGTAACAAAGTTAAGTTGAATTTCAATCACCCATGTAAGGAAATTATCTGGGTTGTCCAGCCTGATGCCAACGTCAGCTACTGTGACTCTTTTGTCTCTTCCGAGGTATTGAACGCAGCTCTTGGTGCCCAGCCTTTCAATTACACTGATGCCATCGATGCCCTGCCCAACTCCATTCGCGCATTCTCTTCTGCAGCGCAGCTTGGAACAAGCAATAATTCAAACAACGCGGTCATCGATACTTCCGGTCTCTTCAATGACCCAACTGCCGGTGGTCAAGGAAATGTCGCTGGTTCTGACCTTTCTGCCACTGCTGTTGCTGGTATCTCGGGTGCATTCGACGCTGGTGTCAACAACGGTGTCTCTGACGCCGGTGCTTTCGTCCTCGCCGAGACCGCCCTCCACATGCACTGCTGGGGTGAGAATCCAGTTGTTACCGCCAAGCTCCAGCTTAACGGTCAGGACAGATTCTCCGAGCGCGAAGGAACCTACTTCGACCTCGTCCAGCCTTTCCAGCATCACACCAGACACCCAGACACCGGTATCAACGTTTACTCGTTTGCCCTTCGCCCCGAAGAGCACCAGCCATCCGGAACTTGCAACTTCTCCAGAATTGATAACGCTACTCTTCAGCTTGTTGTCTCTGCTGCTGCCATCTCTGGTGCCTCTACCGCCAAAGTCCGCGTCTACGCTACCAACTACAATGTCCTTCGCGTCATGTCGGGTATGGGTGGTTTGGCTTACTCGAATTAATTTTAATAAGAATATAGCAAAGCAATCCATTAACAAACAAAAATTGATTTAAATAAAATATATTATATTATAACTATAATATGTTCTCTCAAAGCGAAAACGTACTTGAAAAAGATGATGGTATTTATATTCGTGCTGGTAAATTCGCAGGCACGCGTAAAAATTTTTGTTACTTAATTGAAAATACAGAAACAAATGAAAGATACTATAAAATGACTTGTAATCAAGATAATACATTATATACTATATTATCAATAGAAGATATGGAATTAATTAAAAATTATAAACCATATATCCCGGTTTGGACAAAAAATATAGCAGGTGGATATATTTATGGGTTAATACCAGATAGTAAAAAAAAATCAACGCTACATTCATTCGTTATTAAAAATATGAATCCTGGTGATGAAAAAATAAATGATAAAAAATACTCAATCGACCATATTAATAGAAATAAATTAGATAATAGACGAAATAATTTAAGATGGGCAACTCAAAAAATACAAAATGAAAATAGAAAAGGCGTAATACCAGGAACTAAATATTCCAGAAAAAAAACAGCAAAACCTTTGCCTGAAGGAATTACCCAAGACATGATGCCGAAATATGTTTATTATTGCAAAGAATGTTATAATAAAGAAAAACAATTGTTTCGAGAATTCTTTCGAATTGAAAAACATCCAAAGCAAGAAAAAACCATTTCCAGTTCAAAATCATCAAAATTAACAATTTTAGAAAAATTAGAAAAAATAAAAGAAAAATTATATAATTTAGATAATAATATTGTAGTAAAAAGAGAATTACCACCATATTATACAATACAAAATTTTAGAAATGCACCACATTTAA